TATTAGCTAAAGAACCATCTATACCATTAGTATCATCATCAACTCTTAATAATTGCTGATTAGACCTTTTATCAATATATCTTGTTTTCAATGATTGATTAGGTGAAAGATATGGATCAACAGTAAACCCTAGTGCATGTAGGTTGTTAAGAACATTACTGGCCATACCTTCTTTGGTTCTCTTCTCTATAAAAGAAAGAACAGGTACAGGTGCTTCTGGACTTACTCTATCTACAACACCGTAAATATATTCATCAATACAGCTATCACCTATCAACAATACGTGTGGTGCTGTACGGCTCGATTCTATCAAAGAACTCAAGTTCTCTTGCATGCTCACTACCGAGTACATATTCACTTCTCCAATCACTCCCTACTATCATTAAGTCAGGCTGATATTCTCTAATAATACTACGTAACCTTTCATCAGAATCAAAACTCGTTACTCTATTTACCATTCCTAACTCTAATAAAAAATCTCTTCTATCTTCATATGTATTAATTGGTCTTCCAGGACCTTTCAACCATTCTACTCTATCATCTGTATCTATTGCTAAAAAAAGATAATCACCTTTTGACTTAGCGTAATTAAGTAATCTAAGATGACCTAAATGCAACACATCAAATGTACCATTTACAAATACTTTCTTTATACTAGACTCCATGATATGATTTATATTCTTTCCTCAATTTTATAAAGTCATGTATATAATTATCTCGTCGCTCTATAAACGTTTGAGGAGATTCACCGTCTACACTTATTATAATAACTATTTGCGAAATAGGCAACTTAGTAAGTTCTTCATACATTACAGCATATGCTGAACATTGCATAAAGTATCCCGATATCCATTCTTTCTTTTTTATCTTGCGCGATGTTTTAAAATCTATTACAGATAATCTTCCATCCCATTCTGCTATACAATCAACTCGTCCACCTACTTCTAAGTAATGTGAGTATAACGGAACTTCTTGCATTCGAATATTATTGATATGATCATCTAAAATTGGTTTAATTGTATTAAATGATTCTATATTGACAGGCATCTGATTTTTAGTATAATCAGGAACATTGTTAAGATAATCCTCACATAGTTTATGTACAGCAGTACCTCTACCAGCTGCTTGAGTGGATATTTTATTTGCTTGTTCGTTACCTACTCTTCTACGCCATGCTGCTATAGATTTTGCAGAGGCAAAAGAAGAAACTGTAGTGACAGAAGGATATTTTTTACCGTCTGGTGTGACGTAAAATCTTTTGCCATCTACAGTTTCAGTTTCTAATTCAGTTAACTCAGGCGGATCTAAGTGTGTGAAGGTTGTCATTTATTCTATCTTTAGCCATAATGTATTGTTTAACTAGACCTGATCTAACAATATCATCATATGTGAACTCAACAGTACCAAAGTTATTTAATGTATTAAGTATATTCATAAATTCTTTAATACCTGATTGGTCATAAGGTTTATTCAAATCGGTTTGTCTAAAATCACCGCTAAAGATAATTCTAGTATTTTCACCGGTTCTTGTGATAATACTATCTAGCTCATGAAATGTCATGTTTTGACATTCATCCACTAATACTATACTATTATCTAATGTTGTACCTCTTATATAGGAGGTTGTAATAAACTTAATTACACCACGCTGTTTTAAAATATCATATCCATCACCTCTTGTAGTTATTTGTGATACAATATCTTGATATGGTGCTTCGTATATTGCTGTTTTTTCTGATTCTTTTCCTGGAAGAAATCCTATGTCTCTTGTTGGTACTGCTGATCTAACTATTACAACCTGCTTTTTTAAGTCATCGCCGTTAAAGATATCATCTATTGCTAGGTAGAGAGATATAAATGTTTTACCTGTGCCAGCCACGCCATGTAATAACATGTTTTGCCCACTATCAAATATATCAAATGCTTTTGCTTGGTTTTCTGTTTGTGGTTCTGCGTGTCTTAAATCTATCAATTTTTGGTTCTTTATTTGTTGTTGTTTCCTTATTTTTTTGCGCGATGATCTTCTTAATTCTTGTTCATATTTGCTATCAAACTCTCGTTCAATAAGATCGGTTGCAATGTTTGTCATACTTGGACCTCTGTAAAATGTTGGTTAAGGGTTTCTTTGCTTCCTCCATCTATCAACAGCTTGTCTAGTTTTAACAGATTTTGATGATTTATCACCATGGTTTTTTGCTAGTTCAGAACCAGGGTGAGCTTCTGCTATTCTAGAAAGATTTTCCTTCCACCCATCATCGTTTTTTATACCACTAACATAACGAGATCCTACCATAGCCGGAGCTTTGGT